CTTATACTACAACTAACACTCTTATGCGGAATGCAATGCGCTGTTCAGTTGTAAACCCCCAATAAATTAAAAAGGCACAGTAGGTGTTAGCACCTCTGTGATTTCTCTATGGCTGAAATATATGCCCTTGTGGCAGGTACATTATATGGACTACTAATTGGCATCATTCCAAGTGCTGGTGCTACCACAGGTCTGGTGGCACTGTTCGGATTCATTGCATACTTTGTAAATGATCCCTACTTGGGTGTTATCTTTTGTATGGCAGTAGTAGCAGCCAGCACAACAGGCGATACATACACAGGTGTGTTGCTGGGTATACCAGGTGCTAACAGTGCAGCCGCAACAATGGTGGATGGTTTTCCTCTTGCACAAAAAGGTCAAGCAACATATGCAATTACAGCCGCAGTGACAACAAGCACTGTAAATGGCTTGCTGTGGGGAACACTAACATTTGCACTGTTGCCCTGGTACACAAACTTGTTAATGATCCTGGGCATTCCTGAACTGTGGGCGTTTACTATGTTAGCACTTGCTACTGTAGGCTTTGTAAGCAGTCGTTGGTGGGTACGCAGTTTGATTGCTATAGCAGTTGGCATTGGGCTGGGCTTTATAGGCACAGACCCTGCCACTAATGCTGATCGTTATACCTTGAGTTGGGACTACTTAGGCGATGGTATACAACTTATGCCGTTTGTTGCAGGATTATTTGCGGTACCAGAACTTGTTGATGGACTAAAGCGTAGGCTTGCTACTACAGACAGTGTTGATCAATTTGGTCAAACTGTGGCAGGTGTACGGGCAGTATGGGCTAACAAATGGGATGCACTCCGAGGCGGGTTTATTGGTGCCTTTATCGGCTTACTGCCTGGTTTGGGTGGAGCAATGGCAGATTGGATGGCTTACGGTTCAACTGTTGCCGCCCACCCAAACGATAAATTTGGCGATGGAAACATCAAAGGTGTTATAGGACCAGAAGGTGCTAACAACGCACAAAAAGCAACCAGCATGATACCAACTGTGTTATTTGGTATTCCTGGTGCACCATTTGCGGCTGTTATTATGGCACTGTTTATGTATCTAGGATTTGAACTGGGTACTCCAGACCTAGCATACGACACCAAGTTTTTTGATAGTTTAACATTTGGATTTATGTGGGCAACTGTTCTAGTGGGCGTGTTTTGTTTATTGTTTACAAGATATATTAGTGCCATTACCCGTGTGCCATACAAATACTATTTTCCATTACTGATCGTGTTTATTACCTGGGCATGTGTTCAATACACAGGTGGATGGGAAGATTACTTTATACTTGCAGTGTGTAGTGCTTTGGGCATACTGTGTAAAACCTACAAGTTCAGTAGACCAGGAATGGTTATTGGATTTATACTAGCAGAGCGTGTAGAGGCTTTAACACTACAAATGACAACACTGTATTCAATTGATACATTGATTACAAGACCAATATTTGTTATACTTGTACTAGTGACCACAGGTGTGTTTGCTTGGGGTATAACCTCTAAGAGGAGATTAGATTATGCGTAAATTACTAATGAGTCTAGCCATTGTGCTAGGCATCTCAACTACAGCAAGTGCAGATTATACATTTGTTGTTCCACAAAAACCAGGCGGTGGTACCACTGTTTGGGCAGAGATTGTTGCCAAAGAACTTGAGCCGTTCTTGGGTGAGAAGATCGTTATCAAAACCATACCAGGTGCTAGAGACATTCCTGGCTTTAATGAATTTCACAATAACCTACAGTTTGATGATAAAACTGTTATGGTATCACACGGTGGTAACGGTGTGTCGTTCCTGCAAGAAGAAGTAGATTATAACTATAGCGATTACGAAAGTGTTGGCTTAATGAACTTGGATATTATTACAGGTATCCGCAAAGACTATCAAGCAGGTGACAAAATTAGTTTTGCTGCAGGATCAGGCATGGTACCGGAAGCATTTGCAATCACAATGCTTATGTGTGGCCCGAGTCTTACAATGGATGAGTATGTAGCATGTTTTGACAAACATGTAACTTGGGTAAGTGGTATGAGTGGAGGTGAACGCCGTTTAGCATTTAAACGCGGTGAATTAAATGCTACTCGTGAAAATCCAGCGGCTTATAAAAAACATGTTGAATCAAATGCAGACGCAGAGGTATGGTTTACACACGGTATACTAGATGCAGCAAGTAAAAGTCATGTAGATGATCCAAACTATCCTGGACTACAGTTTGAAATACTTTTTGAACACATGTATCGTGTGCCTGCAACAGAATGTGGTGAAATGTATGATGCTTACAAACTTGTAAAAAGTTTCCGTGATGGTATGCAAAAAGCACTGTGGGTACGCAAAGGCAATCCAAACAGAGATCATCTAGTAAAAGCACTTACAGCAATGAGCCGCGATCCAAAAGCAGTTGCTAACATCCAAAAGAAAGTTGGGCAGTATGATTGGCTAGTAGGTGATCAAGGCAATAACCAGCGTGATGTGCTAATGACATTTGTTACACTACCTGCACTGCAGAATCTAGTTAAGTTTAACACAGAAGCACTTGGACTTAAAAGTGTACTGAAACCAGAACTAGTTAAGTGAATCACATTACAATAGTAAAATACGCAAGTGCAGTGACCATCCTCATAGCGATGGTCCTGCATGTTGCTGGTATAACTCCATGGAATAGTTTTGCTCAAATGCTAGGAGCAGCAGGATGGATCTATGCCGGATGGCGTATGAATGAGAAGGCAATTATATTGAACTTTCTCCCACAATTCTTTATAATAGTACCAATGCTAATAGGAATATATTTACTATGACAGTGCTGATATCAGGTGGAGATAGTTTTACTGCCGGCAATGAACTACCAAGTCCGGAGCATGCTTGGCCTGCATTACTAGCAGAACGCCGCGGCTGGAACCATTGTCCCACTGCCAAAGGCGGAAACAGCAACAGTGCTATACGCCGTGAAGTAATGAATGCAGTACACAAGTATATGGATTTAGATTTATTTGTAGCAGTAATGTGGAGTTTTCCTAACCGCTATGAGTTTCGTTTTACATATGATACAGGGCAACGAGATAGCCCATGGTACAGTATTAATCCCTGGACACACAATGATCAAAACTTTGAAGATCATTTTCATAACATAGATGAAGATATACTTGCACATCAACTAGCAAATCGTAAAAACGCAGAACAGCGTGGCATGAGCAAGTTTGCAAGAATGTATGTTGACCAAGTAGCAGACAGCGAGTATTGGGAACTATACACAAGTTGGTGTGAGATAGTCATGCTACAAAATTATTTGATTAGGCACCATATACCTTTTATCTTTATGCAAGTAGACGATAGCCTATGGCATAATAATGTTCTTTTAGATCAATCTACAAAAACACTGTTTGAAGAGATTATTCCAAACAACTGGCCGCTGGCAGAAGGCATGTATAACTGGGCGAAGCGTACAAAACAACAGTTTTACACAACTCATCCTCATGAGTCTGCACACACAGAATGGATAAATATGTTATACGATAGGATAGTGTAATGGATATTGTTGACATCATCAAAAATACAAAACAGATTTACATGAGTGAGAGCAGTCTTGAAACCATGATGGACATTGAGCGTGTCATGGATAGTTTGGACATGTATGCTTTTAAGAACTGGAAAAAGGGCGAACTAGTAGAAGGTCCTATCCGCAAAAAGCATTGGGTAGAAGCAACATTTATGTGGCCCAAGAAAGCAATGCCTGATCCAGATGGCGCAAAGCGTCTGCTAGGCTACAATGCTGTGGTAACATATGAGCAAGCATCACTAAAGACTCCCATTAAAGTTGAAGACTATGGTGATTTTCGTCCTGGTACTAAAAAGGCTAAACTGCGTGAAGATCCAGTTTGGTTGGTAAAAGTTAAACTTCCCGTTGAACTTATTAAAGAATTCCGTGATGGTTATATGGAAATTGAAGGCAGTGAAGTTGATCTACAAGAGATTGATGATGCCTACGAAGAAGGACTAGACCAAAGCGAACTAATGAATACAAAGACAGATGAGGAACAGCAGGATGGCGCTTGATCCACAGGACCTAGAAGGTCGCATTGAAAGCACTGTACACTTTGATGAGTACAAGCCAAAGATGGGCAAGGATGATGCAGTTATTGTTGCAACATTCAAAGTGTTTGGCAAGCAGCCTGCAATGGATCTAGAGAACTTTATTGAAATGGGCTATGACTGGGTTATTGATGCTGAAACAAGCGCAGGTGAAGTCAGTGAAGGTCGTTATATTGTTTTTGTAGAAGCAGAGCGCCGTAGCACATACCCACAAAAGTTTATGAGTTTGATCAATGATCTAAACAATCTCACAGATGTAGAAGACTGGACCATGGTGTATTTTGATAAGCCAGACAGTAAAAAGAATCCAGTACAAGCACTTAGCGCAGACACAATTGCGGCAAGTGTTCCACTGAGTCCTAAACAGTATAGAGATGCTAAAACAGCCGCTATAGCAATTGAAAGTATTTTAAACACAGCGAGAGTACCTCGCACCAAAGGAGATATCAATGAATTTAGAGCGTTTACAAGAAGATCTAGAGACTGACGAAGGCGTAGTATACGAAGTATACCTAGACCATTTGGGGCTACCTACAGTGGGCATTGGACATCTTATCCTTGAAAGTGATCCCGAGTATGGTGCTGAAGTAGGCACACCAGTAACAGAAGAGCGTGTTACAGAATTATTCCAACAAGACTGTGAAATAGTACTAGCGG